ATGCATCTTGCTTAACTTACGTATATAGAAGGTACGTAAATATACAGGCATATGATATATATCGGTATATGAGAATCCCCCATTACTATGATATATTAGGTCAAATATAGATTCTTGAAATTGTTTTTTATAGCTCTGCGTCAGGCCAAAAAAAGTCCAATCCGATGTTAAGTTGACTTGGAAATGTATCTCCGGCCTCTCCAACCGGGACTTCAATAGACATGTCTATTTCTGGAGTAATTGTTTTAAGGAATTGTCTTATTGCTCTAGAATCAATGGCTAATAAATTTGTATCAACAAATTTTCTTATTTTTGATTTATCATCATCTCCATCTAACTCTACAATAACATGTTTTAATAATGTGGTTAATCCAGCTTCTTTTTTGATTTTAGCTAGTCCTTTAAGTTCTGCATCAATCTTTGATTGTTCACCTTGCGACAACAATTTCAATTTGATTTGTTTTTTACTTGTTGGCAATGTTAATGGAAATGCATTAATACCTTCATCAATTAAAGACCAATCAATCTCTTTATCGTTAAGATCTGTCAAATCAACAGTATGAGAAATCATTTCATCAGATTCTGGATCAGGAATAGAAATTTCATAATCTTTACCATAACCTAATATTCTTGCTGCAATCATAATTGCATTTTTATCACATAACAATATATCATTATAATTGACCTTAGTCATTATAAGAGCTTTAAACAATTTATCTAATACTACTCCTTGTTTAATATATGATTGATTGGTAAGAATATCTTCTTCTTTTGCAGTCATATATTTCATTTCAATAGTTCCGGAACTTAAAATATGATCCTTAGGATATAATTTTCCTTTACTAGGTAGATCTATTATCTCCGTCGGGAAGTCATATGATTCAACTGCCGTTTCTTGATATTGTTCTGTAGCCAATTGTTTTAGCTTTGCATCTGATAATTGTTTTTTTGGGTAATCTTCGTTAACTTTTGTCATTTCTTTCCTTAATAACTATTTAATATAAATATACAGTGTGTGAAAAATCCCGCCCTAAGGCAGGATTCTCAATGATTTTAATTAAAATTAAAATTAAAATTGTAATATTGCGTAATCGTATTTGATTGTCAATTCAATTTGTACTGGATCTTCTGTAGACCAATCCATATCACCAAAACTTGCTGCTGATATAAAGGCGCCTTTTAAAGTCCATTCTTCAACTTTATCACCTACAGGTCCTAATGTATTGAATGTAATGTCTTTCTTATAAAAGTCACTATATCCATCTCTTCCTGTTACTGATTCATGATGAAGTCTAACCCATTCCATTACCGCTTGTGCTCCTGATGGAACTACTGGGTCATATAATGTTACGGTTACATCTTGCCATCTTGTTTTGCCTTTTAACTTTCGCTCAACATTAATATGGTCAAGAATAACTTCTCCTTGATCTAATGATGGTCTTGATGCAGCTTTCACAAGATATGCAGGTATGCCTTCAATGTACATAATAAACCTATTTGCCATTTTAGGCTCATAAGCTGTATAAAATATCTCGGTGGGGTCAAGTAATTCTGCCATCTAATTTTCTCCAATTTATTATAAATATACTAGTCATCCTATTCTGGGAATGAAGCTCCTGTTGGAAGTATATTAAAATCAATAATTATGAATTCTGCTGTCTTAGCAGGTTGCAAATAAATTGCACCTTTCATTTCATTTCTGTCAATGACATCTGCTGTATTATTTGCTTCATCCATTTGAACTTTAAATGCATACAATCCTTGTCTTTGTTGTATATTCTCAAAATAAGGATTAACAATACTTAAAAATCTATTTCTAGTTACTGCCGTATTATTTTCAAATACCAAAAACTTAGTTGATGATGCAATAAATTTCTTAGCTGCGATTAACAATCTTCTAACATTTACTCTATCCAATGCACTTGCTTTTTTCTGTAATGTTTTTTGTCCATAAACAACTACACCTGCATTAGGAAAAGTTGCAATTGGATTTACATTTGAATCATAAAGTGTATCTCTATTTGCATGAGTTAATTTTCTTTCTGTCATTACTGCAATATCCAGAGCACCTCTATTTAAACCTGCTGGTGCAAACCATGGAGCGGCAACTCTATCATTAAATGCATATACACTAGGTATTAATGTTGATGCCGGTACCCAAACATTCATTCCTAAATCTGCATCCGGAATTTTAATCCAAGGCCAATATTCAGCAACATAATTTGAATCTCTAGAATCTGCTTTTGCTGTCGCTGTTGATATACTTGCGCCATATTCAACTGGATCAGCTATAAAGAAACAATCTCCTCTACTTTCAACCATATTAAGAGCTTCTGTAATAACTGGAGCATGATTTGTAAAATTATCAATTAATCCAGGAAGAGCTATCATATTAATATCATACTCATCTTGATTCTTTAATAATCTAATTGCATCTTTATAAGTATTAATTGTTGTTGAAGCTGCCATATTAGCACCTTGATTATTTATGTTTGATATCTTATCATTAAATAATTGTGGATGTGCTAAATTACCATTAGTTGCTCCACTAAATGATCCAGATCCTGCAGCAGGTAAACTACCAGTTGCACTTTCAACTCTTCGTACACCATTTGAATCTAAATAATTTAATGTATTTCTAACTCCTGATACTCTTACATATGATGATCTATTCACAAATGATCCAGACAATTGAAGATATGGATCCGTTGATCCGCCATCTCTTACTGTATATACCTGATCACCAATTGCTCTTGCAATATAATTAGGAGAATTAGGATCTAATGTTAAATTATTAAATTGTTCTAAAATAGTTTTTCTATTAATAGTATCATCACCTCTTCTAATTAATAATGTAAATGTACCTTTTGCATTATTAACATTTGCAACTTCATATTGAATGTTGTTTTCAGTACCAGTTGATAACAAATTATTTGTTCCTACTGTCCCGTTACTATTTTGTTCAGCACCATCTGCTAATGTTGTTAATGTAAATGAATTAGCATTAACTCCTGATGCAGTTACTGTTGATGTTGCAGGTAAAAATCCATCACCAATTCTTACTACTGTTAATGTATCAGCATACTTAAGATATTCCTGTGCTGCATAATTAGTTAAATATTTATATGAGCCTTCTACTGCTCCTGAGCCTGATGTAAATGCTCCACCAAATTTTTGTAAATATTCTGAATAACTACTTACTACCGTAGGTATTCCTGATTGACCTTTTTGGGTTGGTCCAATCACAGCTGCCCCTATAGCAGCTATACCTGCTGGCAAAAATGATTGATCTACTTCATTTGTAAAGACCCCAGGCGAGATTATTTTTTCAGCCATTGTATTGTTCCTTTATTAGTTTCTTATAAATATTTAACGATTCTGCCAAACATTGATTATGCAGGGACAAATTCGCCTGTTTCTAAATTTAAATTTCCTTGACCGTATTTAGTTTCCATGTCAGTTGTTAAAGTTTTTTCTGACTCCTGTAATTCTGATAATTCTTTCATTAAACTGTCTTTATATACATTCAATTCTTTTTTTCTATTTTCTACATATATAAATTCTAGTTCTACTTCTCCAAATTTTACAATTAGTTCAGATGACTTTTGTCTTAATTCTTTGATACTTTCAATATCAACTTTTTCTATTTTTTTATTTTCGCTCATAGCTTCCTTGTTTTTTTGTTATAACTTATATAAATATATAAATTTTATTTTTAATATCCTAATTTTTATATGTTAAATCCACCTTGCGAATAACTATCCGTAGATGACTTAGGCGGGGGATCTGTAACATTTACATTAAATGTTTCTGTTTCTGATTTGAAATTTATTTTCTTTACAGAGAATCTTTTTTCTACTGTGGATGCATGTAATTCAAATGGCATTAGAAGTGTTGCCTTGGTGGTACATGGTAATGTAGCTCTTACAATTCTGTCCTCTCCGGTAGAATTAATTGTTTCAAAACTATAATCTTGTATAAATACTGGAAACTTCCATGTTGTGCCCCATGCAAATCCATTTAATGGCATTATTTGTTCTATAATAGAATTTAATTGTTCTGTATATTCACACCATACAAGTATTTCATATGAAGCATCTATAAATTCTGGTACTGGAGTTACATAATATTCTTTACTAGGCTTTGTTCCCTGTAATACAGAAAATCTATCATACTTGTTTGTTACAGTATGTTTATTTCTATGTACATAATCATTACCATCTGGGTTTTGATTTACTCCTAATGTCTTTAAAGTATCACGTTCTGCAATTGAATTTCGTTTTATGGTAATTAATGGAGTCATTACTTTACCTTTTTCATCATACATAAAACCTCTTGCTTGTATCTGTGACCACTTTTCTCCGTTTGCATATAATATAGGAACATCTATAATAGATTCATTTTCTATGACCTGAGGTTTAATTATATCACGTATATATGACATGAGAGCAAAATCAACATCATAAATTGTACATTTAGGAGTCTTGATAATATCATTATCTCGTCTAGTCTGATAAGCACGATTTGTTTCTGGATTACGTGAAAATGAACTATATGTTTTATCTAATTCTGGTTTACTCATAAATTCCTAGGTAAGTTAGCTTGTTTATTAATTCCACTTCGAACTTCTTGTATATTAAGTCTATTTCTTCTAGTAACATGTGCTTCACATTTGACTGAAATGCTAAGTCCGAATTCTCCTCTTTCTCCTGTTGTAAATCCTATATCTCTATTAGGATTCTTTCCAGCAAAATATTCACTAGCCGATACACTATCAATTTCGTAAAATTCTCCGTCATATCCAATTACGTCACCCGGATCTATTACTATATTCTTATCTTTCAAATCATCACGTAAAAATGCAAATGTTCCGGTTCTACTATAATCTAATCCATAATCATCTGCCGCAGTCGATCTTTCATCTTTTAAGATTAAACAATTCATTTTTAATTTACCATAATAAACTTTATTGTCAGATTCTCCATACATATTTGAATGTGTATTATCTAAATTGAGTTTATAAAATGATACTTCCATATCAATATATTTGTTAATTACTTCTCTATTAACAGATCTCAATAAACTTGCATCTCTTGCTGAACCGAATAGCGCCATAATTATCCTATATATATTTTCATTGGCATTTTATTGAATTGGGACTGTAATGCCTCTGATTCAGCCTGTTTTCTTTCCAATTGTGCTTGCCTTGACATTGTATCAAGTATTTCTTTAAGTTCTGTTATAAGACCCTCTTTTTCGGTCTGTGCCGCCCCTATAAGGTCACTTCCGTTAAGTGTTATTTCTGCATTTGGAATAGGCAATGATGAATATTTACCTCTAATATATCCTAGCATCTCTTTAGCCAATGCCAATGTATATCTTCTAATCCATTGTCTTCCTACAGAATTCACATCTTTATATGTTACATTTTCATAAGGAACATTTGAATAATCTGATATTGTTCCTGTTGCACCTTTTAAAGGATTGCTACGATCAGATTTTAAAATATAATCAAAATGTATTGTTTTAAAATTAGTTGCATCTGGTAATGGAAATATTCTTAATCTGTTATTAGACATTTGAAATGAATATGCTGATCTTCTAACTGTATCATTTAATTCAATTGCTTGCATTCTTAACATGTCAGCATATATAGGCATTACCATAAATGATACGCCGGGAGAATAATTACCAAATCCAAATGAATCTAACATTTGTTGGGTGCCTACTCCCGAACCAATAAATGGATCAAAAAATCTTGCTATTGCCGGAGGTGCATTATGGAATAGTCTTTTTATTTCTATAGGATCTGTTCCAGGTATTCCTGATTCTAATTTAACAACTGTTGGATCGGCCAAGTCATAAATCTGTTGTCCTGCGGTAATATTGATACTACCAGTATAAAATGTAACATTTCCACCTGACATGGCTTCTACACCATACTCTTCTGCTATATCAATTAATCCACCAAAATTAGGGGATACCTTTTTGCCTGTTAAATTTGAACCTGTTGACGCTCCAAATAAATTGAGCATGTTATCTCTAATATTATATGAATTTAATTGAGCACTATATTCTGAAACTGCTTCTTCGAAACATGTATAAAAATTTCCATCTTGTAATTCAATGTCCGATAAAGGATAACCTAAACGCTTTGCACACCAAACTGCTAGCTTATCAGCTTCTGTTTGAAATGAATAATCATAATCATAGAATCCAAACGGAGTGTCGCCCGGAAAAAAACTTGATGATCCCGGCCATATTGGAACATTTACTGCCATAGTTTCCTTTTATATAAATATGTAACTAGTTGTAATAACTTCTTGTTATTAATTTATAGTTAAATAGATCTTTAGAAGTATTATAATATTTTTGATTTGATGCTATATGATCTAATTTTGTAGTGCCATTTTCTACTTTATAATCATTTGTTTTAAATACAGAATGTACTTCCAAATCATTAGGTGACCAATACGTATATTTACCTCCAGGCTTCAATATATTAGGTACTATTTCATGAAATGGATCTAACAACTCTTTCCAAGTATCAAAATAGATACCATCAAATTTAGGTAATTTATCTAATACATTTTGCCATTTATCAAATAGACAGGTAACATTAGATTTTTTATCCCATCCATCTTTTTTCATTTTATTTTGTACATCAGAATGTGCTTCTATAATCCAATGTTCTTGTACTTGATGAGATTGAATATAAGTATCTATAAGACCTAACCCAAATCCTACATTAAGTATTTTTCCTTTGTTATGGCATATTAATTCTGCAGATTTTTTCATTATAGGATCTTCCCATCCCATCATAACTGATTGAGCATTAGGAGTTAATAGTCTGTTATCTTTTGTAAAATAAACTTTGTTATTTAAGTACTCTGTATGTTTATCTTTACTATTTAAATATTCTGTATGTTTATTTAAGTTATTCATTAACAAACACCTGGTAAACTAGATTCTCCACCTTCAATAAGGAAATAGATAGCTCCTCTTCCCGAGCCTACTCTAATATATCCGTCCGGAGCACTAGAGGTGCCTCCACTATTTGTATATACTGCGTCTCCGGCTGTTGGGTTTGACCCTGACCCATCATGATACCATGTTGCTTCTGATACTTCTGCAGCGGCACATGCAGCGAATGGACTTTCAAACGGATTTCCTTCACCATCTAAAAGAGCAGAAAAAGATGTAAGTGTAACAGCACTTTGACCGTAGAAACTAGCTGCCAACGCAATATTTGATGTGACTGGAGTTGATAGTTGAGTTCCTAAATTTGTTAATGATATATTAGTTGAAGACACGCTGAATTCGGTTGCAACTGCAGTCATTGTCATTTGTCCGGAACTAGGTAATGGCATTTATTAGTAACTCCATATTCCATTTGCAATTGACACTACTAATGCACTACCAGTTGTTTCCATAAGTGATCCAGTAACGTTTGTTGGTACTACAAATGATCCGGATGAATCTGCTGTATATTTCCTTAAATCTGTCACTGCGCCATTATATACTATTGGTAATTGATCATCTGTCGGATCATCTATACTTATGTCAGACCATACTCTCATAGTCGGATTTCCATTGTTTGTTGAAGCCGAAGCTGCAGTATTTATCGGAGGTGTTATAGTGATCGATGTCACTGTTGTTGATTTTGTCATTCCCATAATATTATTTCTTTATTTGTTTTTTTAAATTATCAATCTGTTTTTGTTGATCTTTAACTGCCTCTACTAAGACAGCTATTATTTTTTCATAATCAATTGTTTTATATTTGGTATCTGCATCAGTGCCTTTCATTATAGGTAATTTTTTCTCAGTGACTATATCTGGAAGTACTTCTTCTACTTCTTGTGCAATCAATCCTATATCTTGTCTACCTTTTTTATGTCCAGCATTCCATGTATATGAAACTCCTCTTAATGATTTTATTTTGTCTAATGCTCCATTAATTGGTATTATATTATCTTTTAATCTTTTATCTGATATGGTAGTTGATGCTGCTATAACATCTCCTTCAACATGCAGGTCGCCGTCATTTTCTAAACGCATATCTTCGGCGCCGTCTAAGAAAAATCCTATACTAGTATTTCTTATAAGAATACTATCATTGGCATTAGTATATACTCTTCTTAATGATAAATCTTGATTATATGAACCAATAATACCTGTATCTACTACGACTCCTTTACTAAAGTAATTATAAGGTCTATCAGTAACATAATGACAAAATCCGGAATTCTGTGCGCCTATAAGAACATTTCCTGAATCTGTAATTATATTGACGGAATTACCGGTTCCTTCAGCAATTTGAGTATTAGTATCATTAAGATATAGAGATCCTCCGATTAATGCAGCTCCATTAACATGAAGTTTTTGAGAAGGAGCAGTAGTTCCAATACCTACATTGCCGGCATTTGTTATACGCATTCTTTCTGTTGATGTTGGATATGTTGTAGTTGATGCGCCAAAAACTATAGCATTGTAAGCGTGTAATTCTAAATCATTATCATCTCTTGCAATTGCAACAGATGTATTACTAAAATGAATAGGGTAAGAATCATTACCTGTGCCAGTTCCTGATACCCTAAAGTTACCAGCAACTTCTAATTTTCCTACTGGTTCAGTAGTTCCAATACCAACGTTACCACTGTAAAGCATAGTAATATTATGGCTAGCTGCATTTGTAACAGAGAAAATACCCGAATCACCATTTATAGTTATATCACTATGCGTGCTGTCTTGCAGTATTAGTTTTGGATTAGAAGTACCTGTAGACATTATTGTACCGGCAACAGTAAGCTTTTGAGAAGGAGCAGTAGTTCCGGACATTCCAATACCTACATTACCAGCATTTGGTTGTATATGCATAGTAGTGTCGTTGTAGGCATCGCCTATGTAGTAATAAGTTAAAGTATCTGCGTTTCCTGTAGCTCCATAGCCTCCTCTATTAGTAGTACCACTACCTAGGAATATGTATCCTGTTGCCCACCCACTATTCGCTTGCCCTTGTATTTGTACGGTACTACTAGTAATTTTTACGGGCCTTTGTCCTGCTACAATCAATGAAGTTCCATCAAAAGTTAAATTTGCTTCACCATTCATTGCATCTGTGCCGGTTGCAGTTACAATTCTATTATTAGCTCCATTAGTCATGAAATCAGATACATCTACTGATATGGTCCTTGCTGCAGATCCATTAAATGTTGTTCCACTATTAAGATCTAATCCGGTACTTACTGTTAATGCTCCTGTATTTGTTCCAATTGTTGTGCTATTAAATGCGTTACTTCCTAATTCTCTAATTCCAACTGTACTATCTCCGTTGATCATTAATGAAGTTGCTTCAGAATTCATTGCTGATACGGAAGATATATTTAACGCTTCTGTGCTTAACATATTACCCTGATAATTAAATCCGCTATCTGTAGTAAATGATGTAGTTCCATTATAGATTGGAATTCTATAAGTTGCACCATTACCAGTTAATGTTCCTGTATTAGTTGTGTAACCTGCTCCGTTGGTTATTGCATTGTTATTTAATGATATATTAGCTGATCCATTAAATGATACACCTGCAATATTTCTTGCGGTATGTAATATTGTTGCTGTTGCTGCTTGCAAATTCGCTACAGGTGTAGTGGATGTAACTGTAAATGGAGCTGTTCCTGTAGCAACATCTGCATAAAATGTAGATGCTCTAAATGTATGAGCACCTATATCTAAATTGCCGGCTGCTATTAATTTTGTTAAGCCACCATCTGTAATTGATATAATTTGGTCATCCTGGGCATCTAATATATGTTGAGGTGCGGCATCCGTAGTTCCAAATTTAATATCATTGCCAACTTCTAAATCGCCTAATATATCTAGAGCACTTAGAATTCCGACTGATGTTAATGATGAAGCAAGTACTGAACTTTTAAGTGTATTTCCGGACAATGTTCCGGCTGCTGCTGTTACAGTAATATTTGCAGATCCATTAAATGATACTCCATTTATATTTCTTGCGGTTGCCAATGTTGTGGCTGTTGCCGCATTTCCGGTTGTAGCTGCTGCCATTGTATCTGTTTGTCCGGTGACGAATGTATGTATTTGATCTGCCGTTGCTAATGCTGCTCCACCATTTGCAATTGCTGCCGTTTTTGCAGACAATGTTCTTGCTGCACTACCATTAAATGTTGTGCCAGAATTTAATTGAACCGTTGCATTATCAACTGTCAATGCATTTGTATTTGTTCCAATTGTCGTGCTATTATAAGCATTACTACCAAATATCTCAGAAAATAATTTTCTTCTTTCTGCACCACTATCTAATAAAATTAATTCATCTGCTGCAGTATCAATTG